GCAAGTAGAGAAATTGAAGAATACTATGATGATGATACATCGGCAATGGATGAATATTTAAACAAGATGAATAAACCTGATAAGAGTAAACTACACTAATATGACAATAGAATATAATGAAAAGAATTTGAAGATGGTCTCTGATGCAATATATAATAATCTATCAGAAGATATGTTACCCAAAAAGTGGATTGAAAGAAACAAAACTAATCCAATGTTTGGGCATTGTCATACAGCTTCAGGTTGTTTACAAAAAATATTTGGAACTAAAACAATAAAAATGCATCGAGCTTTAGATGATGAAAACATCTATCATTGGTGGTGTGTAGATATTAATGGAACAGTAATAGATTTAACAGCAAAGCAATACACTGATTTTAATAGAAATCCTCCTTATGAAAACGGAACAAAAATGGGAATGTTAGGGTTTGGTTATCGAAAAAGAGTATTATCTCTTTTAGATAAAGTAACATATGATTTGGGTTTTCAACCAGGATGGTAGCAGTAGCTATTGAATCATTTAATTAAACAGGACACCGCTACCATAACTCTTGTCAAGCACTTTGTCAAGCGAAATGAAGGCAAACTTAAAATAAAAGGTATATTATGACTGACCAAACAGAAACAAAAGTCCCAAAAGAAAAAAAAGTGAAGAAAGCTGCCGCTAAAGCGCCAGCGAAAAAAAGAGTAAAACATTATGTAAACAATGCTGACTTCTTAGCGGGATTGATTGAATACAAACGATTGTGCGATGTTGCAGATAAAGCTAAAGAGATTCAACCACAAGTTCCTAATTATATTGGTGAGTGTTTTCTTAAGATTGCAGAACACTTATCACATAAACCTAACTTCGCATCGTACTCATTTAGAGATGAGATGATTGCCGATGGAATTGAGAATTGTATGATGTATTTTAGAAACTTTAACCCCGAAAAGTCAAAGAATCCATTCGCTTACTTTACCCAAATTATCTATTATGCTTTTCTCAGAAGAATTACCAGAGAGAAAAAACAACTATATGTCAAATATAAAGCTACTGAGCAAATAGGTATTTTAGATGAGTTTGAGATGTTAGAAGACAGCGAAGGGAATACAAGACAATTTGAACTCTATGAAAATATATCTGAGTTTATATTTAACTTTGAAGAAAGCAAGAGAAAGAAGAAAGAAGAGAAAATAAAAGGTCTAGAAAAGTTTGTAGAACCAGATGTAACACCTACACCTGATGCTTAAACAATTGCCTCTATTAATAGTGGTTTGTTGTATAATATCATCTTGCGGTAATTTAAATGTGAAGACTATGCAAGAGTGTAAATATGATAAGAATGATTTACAAAAATGTGGTCTTGATAAAATTGTTTCTGGAGAATGGAATTGATAGAAGATAAAATTCAGCACCTCGTAGCAAAACATAGGAACCTTGATATTAAAATCAAAGAAAAATACTCACAATATCTTTCTGATGAACTTATGAAAAAAATGAAACAAGAAAAATTACAACTGAAAGATGAGATAGTAAAACTAAAAGAAGCTTAAATTATGAGAATGTGCATACTTGGTGATACGCATTTTGGAATGCGTGGTGATTCTATTATCTTCCATAAACACTATGAGAAGTTCTACGATACGGTATTCTTTCCGTATCTAAAAGAAAATAATATAGATACAATATTTCAAATGGGCGATTTATTCGACCGCCGAAAATTTATCAACTTCAACTCCCTATTCTTATGTCGTAAATATTTCTTTAATAGATTAAGAGAAAACAATATTACATTTTATTCTATTCTAGGCAATCATGACATTACCTATCGTAATACATTAGAAATCAATTCATCACAATTATTACTCAATGAATATGATAACATAAAAGTTTATGATGAGTTTGTTACAAAAGAATTTGATGGCATTCCAATAGACATTGTTCCTTGGTTATGTGATGACAATGAAGAAAAAATAAAAGAATCAATAAAGAATAGTCGTTCACAACTTTGTATTGGCCATTTTGAGATACGAGGGTTTGAAATGGATAAGGGCAATATTTCACAAACAGGTATTGACAAATCTCTTTTATCCAAGTATGATATGGTTTTATCTGGACATTTTCATCATAAGTCAGATGATGGCCAAATATTTTATGTTGGTACTCCAGGTCAAATGACATGGGCAGACTATAAAGACCCAAGAGGTTTTCATATCTTTGATACTGGTACAAGAGAACTTGAGCGTATTGTAAATCCATATACTCTATTTGAGAAGATTTACTATGATGATACAGAACACGATTATAGTAAGCACGATGTATCCAAATACAAAGAGAAGTATGTAAAACTCATAGTGGTAAATAAGAAAGACTTGTATCAGTTTGATTTGTTTACTGACAGACTTCTAATGGCTGATGCACACGAAGTTAAGATCATTGAGGATTTTTCAGAGTTAGATGCTGAGAATGTATCAGATGATATTGTA